GACTTTCTGATCTCCGATTATTTTCCTGAAATTATTTGGATCTGTTGAATCTCCGCATATGAGTTTGTGTTTTCCTTCAAAAATAACCATATCTCCAGTTTCGATTCCATACTTATTTCCTGTCTTGTTGAAAGGATCCTCCACTGATACTGCGAATATTTTTGCTTTGTCCTTGTCTGCAAGTCCTAGCAAATAATTAACTTCTTCTGTGCTGAATCCTGTCAGGTTTAATACGTCTTCATTCTCTTCTTCTATTTTCATTAAGAGGTTTGTCAATTGTTCTTCTTCGAAATCTCCTGATATTTTGTTTAGTGCAAGATTGAGAGCTCTCTCTTTTGTTATATCTAGGTTTACTTCCATGTATGGAACTTCCGTCATCCCTCTCTTCTCTGCAATCTTAATTCTTTGATGTCCTGCAACAACCACATTTAATCTGTCTGGGTTCTTATTGACCACTATCGGCACAACAAATCCAAACTCTGCGATTGATTTGTCAAGTTTTTTCAGTTCCTGCTCTGTGATTTTTCTTGGATTGTACTCACTTATTTTTAATTCACTTATTTTTATTGTTTGCATCTTCTTCTATCTCCTTTTTCATAAATTCAAAAAATTCTTCTTTTTCTATCAAGACTTTATTATAAATTGTTTTTCCTGTGAATAGTTGTTTGAAAAAATAAAATTCTATATCCTTCTCTCCGATTGTTACTGTCATGAGTTCTTTCTGAACGTTCGAGTCCTTGATCTTTGATGATAAAAAAGAATGTTCTTTCATTTGTTGTTTTGCTCCCTCATAAATCTTGCGCGTTCTCGCATGAATATTGCGTTTGCCGCATTGAATGCGGTTACTGAATCCAAGTTCCTTCCCCCAGATAAAATATTCCTTGATTCTGCTTCTGTCTTTTTTATCTTTGCTTCAAGAAGTCTCTTGTTTTGATCATCATATGGGTTGGTGTGTATTCCCCATGTTCCCATAGCAAAAATTAAAATTAAAATAATTCCTGATGTTGCCCAAAATCCGAAATCTCCATTTATTAAAAAATACAAACAGCCGAGTATCACAGCTGCGTTGCCGAGATTTCTGACATCTGACATTTTATAAATTCAATCTTGTTCCGATTGCTTGTTTAATTTTGTCTATGTCTTTCTTGACTTCCTGAATGTTTTTCTCTGTTTCTTCGAGTTGCTCTTTGAGTTTCTCGCCTTGCTTTTCCTTGATGTCAATTCTCTGCAAAATAGTCAGCTTATCTTTGAGCTCTTGCAATTCAGGCGTCAATTCTGGCGCTGCAAGGATCTCTTTTATTCCCTCTGCTGATTTCTTGTATCCATCAAGTTGCTTGTCCAGGTCTGAGAGTGTCTTCTTTATTTCTTCTTCTCCTGTCATCAGCCATGACTTGGATCCTCTCAATTCCTTTCTTCTTTCGTCGTAGACAAAATTTGAACCATCATATCCCATTATTTTAACCTCCGGATTTTTATTGCTTTTTTTCCATCCTTGTAATCTTTCAGGTCGAATTCCACCTTGTCATTCACCTGTGCTTTCAATTCTGGAAAATCTGAAATATGAAAAAACACGTCCTGTCCTTCTTCTGTTGTTATGAATCCGTATCCCTTCACCTGTTGAAAAAATTTAATCTTTCCCTTCATTTTTTTCCTTTGCCTCCATTTTTGATACGTCTTCAAATTTCTGAATTAGATCAACGATATTTTTTCCTTTTTCTGTCAGGTCAAGATCAACCTCTCTACCTATTCTTTTTTTTGTGATCATTCCCTCTTTTTCCCATTGATCTGTGACATTTGATAAATGGGATATTGTCATGTCTACATCTCTGCTCAGTTCGTGAAGATTCTTTTTCTTTCCTATCACTGTCAAAAGTGCTGCATATCTCTTGTTCAATAAAAATCTATACATTTTTTTTCTCCTTCTTCTCGAGATAAATTCTTCCTTCCTTGTCTGTTTTTATTGGAAGCATTTCAAGAGCTATGTTTAAAGAATCATAATTAACCCCTATAAGTCTGACGAGTTCTGATTTGAATATTGGTTGTGTTTGCTCTTTAAGAAATCCCTCAATCTTTTTGAAAGTTACCACGTGAATGTCCCTTCTCCTTGATGGATCTGGTTTTCTCACTACTGTTTTTTTGTCTTCTTGGTTTCCCATATGTAATTACACAGGAATAATTCCTATTTAAATGTTTTGTAAATTCTGGAGACAGGGAAGTGCAGACCTTCCCCAATTTTTATGCCTAGCCTCCCAGGAAATCCTCCCTACGTAGAGCATGATCTCCAATTGCAATGCACAGAGTCGAACTGAATCCTCGGGCTCATGGGGCCCGCGTGCTTCCGTTACACCACAATGCATTATTCGTCATCATCGTCCCAGAAATCATCATCATCTGATTCTGGATCTTCCATGTCATCTTCTTCCATGTTATGCCTCCCAAATTTTTATTATTGCGAACTCACTTGTATCTTGAATTTTTCGCATTGTGTTTTGAAAAATAAATTTATCATCTATTCCCAGTGCATCGAATATTGCATCAATTAAAAATTTTTCCCTGTTTGAGATATCTTTCTTTTTTACGGATCCGTCTTTTGTGAACCAGTTTTCGTGTATCTCGACATCGACTTTCAATGCAACTCCTTTGTTAGGCATAAATCCTTGTGGAATTGAGGAGCATGAAATTATGTTTATTTCCTGCTTTAATGCTCTTGCCTCTTTTGTCATGATCTTCATGTTTCCTCTGTGCCAGTAAAGATGATTTATCGTCGGTGTCTTGAAAGGAATTCGTATCTCGATCATTTTAAAATATAGGGTATCTTCTTGATGGCCCGTATCTTTTTCTCTCTTCTAACTCTGCCCTCATGAAGTGCACGTCAATTGGCATTAAGTCTTCAATCGCTTCTACTTTTGAGACTGGTTTTGATGGTCCTGCAATAATTTTCATTATTGTGTACTTGAAGTCTTCTACTCTTCTCATACCGTTTTCTCTTTCCTGCATGTTGCGTTCCATTTGGCTCTTGACTGATTCTAGGTTTTGCACTTGGCTATTTTTTTTGTAAGCCTCTTCTTTCAAGTCACGGATTCTTTGATTTGCTTCATGCAATTCTTCTTCGAGTTGTTGTTTTGTTTTTTTCATTGTTTTACCTCCCTGAATTTATATTCCTGAAAACTATAATAAATATCTTTGTACTCGTTATATTTTTCCATTGGAGGATCAATGATCCTGCAATAATCTTTTATGTATTTGTTAAACATGTCTCTTACTTCCTGCAAAGGCCTCCTTTCCCTGATCGCTTCTCTGATTGATTCTGCTTGATCATCTTGATTTGCTGGATGGGAACTCATTCGCATGCCTCCTTATGTGACAATCTCTGCATAATACTATGCAGTTTTTCATGTTGTATTTTCCCCCGTTTGATCCTCTGACTCTTCTGTGCGCTGTCAGGAGATCTGTGTTTTCGCATCCTGTCTCTTCACATTTGTTTCCTGCTCTATCAAGCAATTGTTTCCATAGTTGTTTTGTCATCTTGTCTGACCCTATCATTTCCTCTGGAACTTTCAATTTGTATCCCATCTTCTGCAGCCTTTCAACAAATGGTTTCAGATGCTTGCATGGCTCTGAATAATATTTGATCTCCGGGCAGTCTCCTATTTTCTTGATTCTTCTGAATTGAAAATCCCTGCATTCGCAGTCGAGTTTGATTATTAATTTCTGATCATCAATGACATAAATCTTTGACTCATATCTTTTGCTGACATCAATTAATCTCATAAAAATGCACCCTCCTCTTCAAGTTCTGCAATTTCTTCTTCTGTGAGTTTTGGGCCCGTCTCTCCGGGCTTGTCAAGCACCCCGTTCTGGATATCGCTGCCTACGGCGGAACTTTCGTTTTGCTTTCTCAGGTGACTATCTTTCTGCGCTTTCAATTTGTCTATGTACTCACTGGCTTCTTTGGATGTCATGTCAGGCCATGGATCTCCACCTAGCCCTTTAATAAAATTGATTTGTCCTGGTGTGATCATTCCTTTCTTGTGTTCGTAGGTACCAACATCTTGCTTTTTTGTGGGTACCAACATTTTCAGTTTTCTGATCTCTTCTTCATTTGTCTCGACTCGTTGTATTAAACTTGTCAAAACTTCTTCTGTTATTTTATCCATTCTTTTCCTCCGTGAAATCACTCAATTTTTTCTGCACTTTTTTTTCTTTTTGTTCTTCTTCCCATGAACTTGGGCGAGAGCTCCCTCTATTCTCCATCTGTTTTCTACGTCTTGCGTATGTTGGCATTGTTTTTTCTCCTTAATTTAATTAAAATCTTGATTGTCAATAAAAATGCAATTGTCCAGTAAGTTGTCCAGAAAATATCATAACTTATTCCTATTAAAGGAAACATGGGATATAAGGGATGATATTGATAAATTCCCAATGTTTCAACCCAGTGTAAACTTGCATCATATGCCGTCATTAAAATTAATGCAATCACTTCCCAATATTTTTTAATTTTTATTTTCATTATTTCTCCTGCTTTCTGGTTTATTTGTATATCCACAAAATTTGCAGTATCGTACTCCTTTCTCTTCCCCATAAAGTTTGTGCCCGCAACTAGGACATTTCTTCATAAATAATCCCCCTGAATTTTTTCTTGCATTTTTGACATTCCATTGTGACCTGCAGATAATTTTCTCCCATCCAGTACTCATCAATTGCAATCAGTTCGTGTTCGCATTCTGTCATTTTTTTATAAAATCCCCTCTTCTGAATAATTTATTTAAAAAATCCCCTATTCTCCGAAGATAACTGTCGTTTCCGATGATCTCCATCAATCCTTTTTCTTCGTCTTTTGTGAGCCAGAGAGTGTATGGGACTTTCCCTTGTCTTGGATTCATAGTCCCACCTCCTCTCTGACTGCTTTCACGTGCTTGCATTTTCTCTTGTTAAGTCCTGCCTGGCATGTGCAGGTGAATTGTTCTTCCTCTCCGATGATAATTCCTCGGACTTGATAAAAAACACCCTCTTTTGTTTCTGACTTAACAAATGCCTCTATGATTCTTCCC